GATCCAGTGGTGTTGCTGAATCCTGCATAACGACCTAAGAAGTTATTAGAACTTCCAGTGGTGTTGTTGTATCCTGCACCACAACCAAAGAAGTTATTATAAGCACCAGAACCAGAAGCACACTTACCGGCATAAGTTCCTAAGAAGTTATTATGTTCTCCAGTGACCGTTGCACAACGACCGGCACCAACACCGATCATATTGTTACAAGATCCAGTGGTGTTTGCTAATCCCGCATTAGGTCCAATGAAGTTATTAAAACCTCCAGTGGTGTTGGAGAATCCTGCACTATTACCTAAGAAGTTATTATTAGTTCCAGTGGTGTTGCATTTTCCTGCATAAGTTCCCAGGAAGACATTAAAAGATCCGGTGGTGTTCTTATTTCCTGCACATTTACCAAAGAAGTTATTTTTAGATCCAGTGGTATTATCTCTTCCCACAAGAGCACCAATGAAGTTATTATCTATTCCAGTGGTGCTGCGTTCTCCTGCATAAAAACCTAAGAAGTTATTATAATTTCCAGTGGTGTTGCATTTTCCTGCATTAACACCAAGGAAGTTATTTTGACTTCCAGTGGTGTTGGAGAGTCCTGCATTCCTACCTAAGAAGGTATTATGACTTCCAGTGGTGTTTAAGAATCCTGCACAGAGACCAGCAAAGAAATTAAAATCACCTTCAGTAATGCTATTACCAGCATTACATCCCATAAAGATATTAAAGCAGGCAGTTCCTGTTACCGGATCATACCCACCACCAGTCGTGGAATCACCGGCAAATAGATTTCCGTCTACGTCTTGTCTAAGTTCTGCTGCAAATGAATTAATACCAGTTAAATTAGAACCATTACCAACAAATGATGCTGCTGTTACAACACCCGTTACTGTTACTCCATCGAAAGTAGGATTATCAGTTAAGGTAACTGTAGCTAAAGACGATCCAGCACCAGAAGTTGCCGTTAAATTAGAACCAACAAAACTAATATCTTGAACGCTACCCGCAGAACCTACTATAGATCCTTCTTCTCTTATAGTAATACCGGCGATAGCACCTACATCACCAGCAGTAAGACCAGTTATATTGGAACCGTCACCATACAAAAAGTTTGCAGTTACAATACCAGCATTGACTATTGTGGTGTTGTTCGCGTCAACTGCAGCTGTTGGATTTGTTGTACCTACTCCAATATTGCCAGTGTTAATTAATACTCTACTATCATCAATGATAGTATTTCCTTGGATCTTGATTGCCATCTACCGTCCTCGTATACACTAGGCAGTTTTATTACAATTATTTAGACAATTATTATATCTTTGACAATTTCTCATTTATATAGTTAATCTGATTTTGTTGTTCTTTAACTACTTCAATCAAAAGACCAATTAATCCATTATAATTAACTGTTTTGGGGTCAGTATTGTTTACCAATTCTGGGAATACTCCTTCAATATTATCTGCAATTACACCAACAGATGGTTTATTATTCTCGATCCAATTGAATGACACTCCATTTATTTTAAGAACTTTTTCTATCGGGTTTGAAATCAATTCGATATTGTTTTTAAGTTTCTTGTCAGATGTTGAATTAAAATTGGAAGCTGTAACTTCTTCAATTACGTTAATATTCTGTGCGGTAATAATACCAGCAAAACTACCATTTCCTGACGGTAAAAGAGTGATTCCAATACCAGGACCATATCCAACATTTAGACCAGTTCTTGCAGTTATAAAACCAATAGAGTCAATATTAGTGACATCTTCATAAGTTAATGTTCCTCCAATAGAGACATCACCAGAAAAAGTTGCGGTCCCACCTATAATATTAGGTAAATTTATAGTAGTAATGCCAATCGATTCTGCATTAATAACACTAAATGTCGAAACACCACTAACAGTTAGTTGTGTCAATGAACCGATACCACCAATAACACTCGTAGAAATACCAGATAAATCTACATAAGGTTGTTGAGAAACTATAATAGTGGAGATACCACCGGCAGAAGTACCAGTGGCTTCAATCTGCAATCCCCTAAAATCAAGTCCATTAAATGATGTGCCAGGACCAACATTATTACCCTCGTTAAATATGAGAAGACCATCAATAGAACCCTGTGGTGTATTGGGAGCCCATTCTGGAGGTTGTCCTGGACCTCTTGATTTAAGCACAAGACCAGTAGATCCATTATCAAATGCGGAAGTTAGACCTGGTTGTGCTTGATATAATAGTTGTCCTGTCCCACCACCGTAAATATTAGTTGCGTTTGTAGCACTAATAATTCCAGTTAGTCCTACACCAGAACCAAAATATGTAGTTGCATCAACACGACCAATTACTTCTAGTGAATTGAGATTTTCACTATAAGAAGATACACCAACTTTTAATCTTAATCTATCATTACTTGTGTAATTTGGCATCTTTATTATTGATTAAGTGTCTCTAGTATAGATGAGATAAATTTCAAGTCAGTATCATTACTTGAAGATACTACAAGAGAATCCCCAGTCTCAAGGACAAGTTTACCAACAATAAGACTTGCGGAATCATTTGCGGGTACTGGAAAATTTTGTAGTAATTCAGTAGTTACAGCAATACCTGTTACATTTCTTTCGTGAGCAAATGTAATAGTTTGTGTATTATTACCAACATTTGCAGTTTGTGCTAAAAGAATAATAGCACTATATCCAACTGGGGCAGTATAGATATTTACTGGTCCAGTAGTAACAATACCTGTGACTGTTTCGTAATTATTGAGGGCTAACGCCATTTTATTAATCTCCTCCTAGTGCGAGAATGTAAGGTGTAATACTGGCAAATAAACTTCTATTGTAAGCATCACCAGTAATAGAACCTTCTAATTGATTAATGATAACTCCTTCACCAATTTTAAAGTTACCTGCCTGATCAGTAGAAGTAAAAATAACCAGACCTCCATTTTTATTTACAATTTCATTTTCTGGTATAGCTATACCACCTCTTTGAGGAAGAGCAGTAAGTGCTGTATTTCCAGAACCAATATATTCAAATGCTTGTGATGAAGCAAGTACTCTACTTTGTTTGAAGAATGGAACTGTTGTTCCTACACCAACCGCATAGGGCACATTGTCAGTAAATGTAACTGTAGTAATACCACTAACTATAGGAGTTGAACTACTAACCACATAGTATGTAGGTAATATTTCAGGGTCACCTGTAGCACTTCCTTCAAAGGTTACAGTTGGAGTTCCAGTATAGCCTCTACCATTAGAAATCATATCTATGTCAGTAACTTTATCACCTGTCAATATTGCAACAGCTGTTGCCTTGATACCCCAAGATTCTGAAGGATTTGAGAAAGTTACCTTAGGTGGAGTTGTATATCCACTACCACCATTAGTAATAGTTACATCTTTAATACTATTGTAAATAGAATCCAAATATACAACCTGACCATCAAAGGGTCTAGTGATAAAAGTCTCTACTTGACCACCAGAGTGGTAAAGTGAAGGGTAAGTAGAAACACCAACATAAGAATTAAATTCTGTTGGTGACGCAATATCAGTTACTGTGAAGATATTTCCAAATGATCCGTTAGGGAATGATGCAATAGTACTAATTGCTACTTGACCACTATCAATATATGTGTGAGAAATTGTTGAAGGACCAACATTAACTGTAATGTCTTTTGGTCCCACACTGATAACATCAAATACATGATTAGGTAAACCATTACCATCACCAGCTGCAGGTGGGAAGAATGCTGTAGAGAATCCACCACCAGAATTACACTGGAATACTAAATTGGTCATCGTAACACTGATACCAGTAACAATATTATGTTCTACATCTGTAGAAACTGTCATGATACCAGTTGTAGAATTATATATCGCATTGGTAACACCGTAATATGGAGTGTTAGTTGCAGTTCCGCCCTCAACAAATTCATGATCAATTGTAGAAATACCAACATTAACTACGAATACGTTATCGTCAGGAATTTCTTGAACACTGAATCTTGAAGTAGTTGCTCCATTACCATCACCAGCTGCAGGTGGGAATAACGCTGTAGAGAATCCACCACCAGAATTACATCTGAATACTAGGTTATTAAGATTAACTGCAGACTTATAAGTCAGATTATGATCAGAGTTCGTAGTGACAGTCATGATACCGGTTGATGCGGTATATGTTGCTGTAGAAACACCGAACAGTGAAGGTCTTAGTGTTGAAGTACCACCCTCAACATATGAGTGTGTAATTGTCGAAATTCCTACATCAACAACAAATTGATTGTTTGCTGGAATTTCGTCAACAATAAATCTGCTTGTTGTAGGACCATTACCATCACCACCACCAGGTGGAAAAAATGCAGTAGATAGTCCACCACCAGAATTACACTGGAATACTAATTGACTTAAGTCAATTGTAGATCTTCTATTAAAGTTATGATTCGTACCGGTAGTAACAGTCATTATACCGGTTGATTCAGTGTAATCTGCATTAGATACATTGAATGGAATTTGTTGTGCGACTGAAACTTCTCTCACAACATCTTTAGAATCACAAGAGAACTTCAAGTTTCTCATTGAGACTGACATACCAACATTGAAACCATGATCGGTTGCCGTTGTAATTGTAGTGAGACCAGTTACATTATCGTATGTTGCATTTGTAACATTGATACTATCAACACCGAGGTTAATTGGAAATTGATTTGTATCTGCAGATACAAACTCACTCACAGTACCAATGAAGTTTTGGGGTCCTATACCATCAGCAACTAAACCTAATCTACCAAATGAAGAGTTGGAGTTTGTAAGATCACATTGTCCACCATTGATACAAACAATACTTTGATCATTATAAATGGTGAAGATAGAAACTAATTGTGCATAACCCTCATTAGAGACAGAAACACCAATACCACCTTGATTAAGTTGAGTGTAACTATCAACATTCATTGCTCTGGTAGGACCGAGAACATGATTACCATCGATCTTCATACCAATACTATTGGAAATGAAGTTTGTACAATTTCTAATATACGGACCCTGTGTTACATATGATGGTTTCTCTGGGTTGAATGCAATAATTGCTTTACCTTCATCCAATGTTCCAGTGAAAGTCATGTTTTCTACATAACTTCCATTTGCAACATAAATTAAATCCTTATCACGGTTTTGTGGAATAATTGAAACTTCCCTTAAACTATCACCAAGAAGTGTGACTTGTTCAGGAAGAATAATTGGATTATTCTCTTGATAATTACCAGCAGAAATTCTAATGACTGTGGATGCTTGTGCGATAGTAACAGCGGAACCGACTGTCCTCTTTGCGGTAGATAACAAATAACCATCATTTTCATCATCACCATCAGGTGTAACGTAAATTTGATTTGTGACAGATACTAAACCAACAACATTAGTAAGGTTAGCGCCGTCACCATAAAATGATGTTGCACTTACAATACCCGTTGTTGGATACATTGTAATTGCTGCACCTACTGATGTAATACCACTTACATAAACACCACTTATAAATGTCGAGAAACCAGCAAAAGTTGAAATACCAGTTACAAGTAAGTCCTTTGTTGTCGCAAGACCAGTGACACCTAACTGGTTGATTGTTGCAATACCAGTAATATTCAGGTTATTACTATCAATTTGATCAACTTGAAGATCTCCACCAACATAAAGATCTCCACCTGTTGTAGTAATACCACCATCAGACGCGAGTGTAGTAATACCAGAAACAAATAATGTTTCACTAAGAGATGTTATTCCAGATACAACCAAGTCATTTGTGGTAGTAAGACCAGTAACTCCAAGTGTAGCTAATGTGGTAGTGCCAGTTACATTTGCATCACCAATATTAGCAGTGCCTGATACATTTAGTTGTGAGATCGATCCTAAACCAGCAACTTCTAATGTCTGAGTACTAGTAATACCACTGACATTTAGTTGTGTAACTGAGGCAATACCACCAATAACACTAGTGGATATACCAGATAATCTTGCATATCTTACATCCAGAGTTGCTTTAGGGTCAATCCAAATTGGTAAATTAGTACCTTGACCTAAAAGAAGTTTTCCTGCAGGACCAATTGGTAAAAATGTAGTCGTGTCAGGAGCAGTCTGTATCGGAATTCTACCAGCAGAACCTCCAGATAAGTTTGAGGTAATACCTGAACTAGAAGCAAAAGATACTACAGTAGCAACCGGGTCAACCCAGATTGGAGATCCGTTTCCAGTAGATTGAAGGATTTGTAAATTATTTCCAACAGCAGTAAATCCAGTATCATTTAATCCAGCTTGATATAAAACTGCTCCAGCTGCACCACCTTTAATATCTGTTGCTATACCAGCATTATCTGCATAATCTGCTAAAGGAGCAGATGTTACAGAGACTGTTACCTTTCCTTTACCGGACGGTGGTGTAACTAAAATACCACTACCAGATTGAACCTCAGTTACAATACCTGTTAGATTTACTCCATCACCAAAATAAGTTGCACTAGTGATAATACCGGCAGTGGTGATACCAGTAAGAGATGTATTGAATAATGAAGTTGCGTTTGTTGATGTTAGGTATTTTGTAGTAAGAGCACCACCAACATTAATGTTATTGGTTACTATATCTAAAGTAGTAAGTATTCCCGCAACAGCGAAGTTCCCAGTTACAGTAGAAGGACCTACAATAATAGGACCACTGTTATTGAACCTATTGGTTATCTTGTCGGCCCTAAGTAAAGACATTATCTATAATGTTTTATCCGTTGTTTTTATTTATACCAGTACATATAAATATTTTTCAGGTATGATGATATATCATGAAAAAGGGAGAATTCTGTCCATTAATTCAAAAGAAATGTGTTGAACATAAATGTGCCTGGTATACATGTGTAAGAGGAACAAATCCTAATACTGGGGAAGAGATTGATGATTGGCGTTGTGCGGTATCGTGGATGCCTATGATGACAGTCGAGATTGCACAAAAGTCAAATCAAACTGGAGCCGCTATAGAAAGTTTCAGAAACGAAGTAGTAGATGCAAATCATCAGAACCAACAACTTTATGCTCATGCCATCCAACAGGGAATTAATGTTGCTCAAATAACACCACTTAACCCCCCTATGATAGCGGGTGAATAAGAGTATTTAGTCCTTTCTGCAGATGATAACATCGATGTACTGAACATCGAAGTTCATGTTGTTTACATTTCCTACAGAATCAACAGTAATTTCATGGTTATGGTTTTCAGTTTGTGCATTGATACTAAGATTGTGACTGTGAGCTGCGTTTGCAGCATTCGTGTTAATGCTATGACTATGCGTAGCATTACCTGTTTTTACATTTTGTGCAGTATAACTTACGTTACCTTTACTTGCATTGAAGTTTTCTATTCTCCCTGCACCACTACCTGAAGCCGTTGGTGCATTACTCACCGAAACATTTGTGACGAAACTTCCACTTGCTCCTCCAGCGTTGATACCATGGCTATGAGATGCATTTGCACTATTAGCTGACCCACCGTGACTATGATTTGCATTAGCCGTATTAGTTGACCCACCGTGACTATGATTGGCGGATTGTATTTCGGCACTAGCATTATGTTTATGAGTAGGTACTGGAACAGACCTCTCGCTAAATGCACTAGTGAAAGTATTAGTACCACCAGAACCACCACCAGAACCAGAAACAACACGTAATGTTTTGTTATTATCTGTAGTCAATTTTGTCCAACCAGTTGGTGCAGATGCCTGATAGAACAACATTTTCGAACCAGGAGGAATCGCGATTCCTACTCCTACTGCATCATCGTATAGTTTCTTAAACGCTCTAGCACTTGGCGGTTGAACAGTTGAAGTACTTGTCGGTGGGTATGTATCCTGAACTATAACTGCACCTTGAATTGCAGTTGTAGCAGAAGGAAGTCTTGCAGGAGAAATTGTACCTGTTGTAATATTACCACCGTCAAGATCAGTAAGACCTGCACCATTACCAGTAAAGTTTCCTACCGTCAGTCGATTGGTACTTGGATTATATTTAAATTGTCCACTATCAGAATCAATATATGGTCTTTGATAACCAGCAGATTGATTAAGACTGAATAATACTTGATAGTCTATATTAGAACCAGTCTCGTCTACATTGATAAAATCTGCGTTCAGTGAAACACCAGTCAGATTACCAGTTACATCACCAACCAAATCACCAACAAGGTTTGAAACTGAGAATGTATTTGTTGATGGGTTATAGGTTAGTTCATTACTCTGAGAATCAATATAAGGTCTTTGGAAACCACCACCCTGATTAGCACTGAATAATACTTGATGATTGGTGTTCTGTGTATTGGTATCTACATTGATAAAGTTTGCATTTGTTGCAATACCAAAAAGATTACCAATGATATTTTCAACAGTAAGAGTTTCTGTAGATGGATTATATGTTAGATGACTATTGTCAGTATCAATATACATCCTCTTATAATCAGTTGCACCTTGCTCACTAAAGATAACCTGAAAATCAGTATTAGTGTTTATTTCATCTACATTAATATTATCCGCACCAGTGGCAATACCAGATACATTACCTACAAATCTAGTACAAGATAGTACATTTGTAGAAGGAACATAGGTTAATTGATTAACATCAGAGTCAATTAAGTGAAGTGGATAGTTTGAACCCAGACCTAAATTATTAACAAAAGAAACCTGATGTGTAGCACTACTACTTGTAGTCTGAACACTGACTCTATCTGCACCAGTAGAAACACCAATGAATGCTGTTTGATCCTGTCTTACTGTAACAATACCAGCACTAACACTGAAATTATTACTCTTGATATTATTGATTGTGCCGATACCGGATACAAAAATATTTTCAAAATCACTACGGTCATCACTAATTAAACTTTTCCTTACTCTCAAACTATCAACAGTAAGATCTGACCCGATCGATGTTAGTTTAATAGCACCACCCATGCCATTAACATTCGATGCTTGGTAGTAAAGTACGCCTGGTGCATTATATGGAATTCTAAGAGTCAGAATACCAACTTGAGTCCCATTACCTTCTACTCCATCATTATAGATATTGTTAAGATTTGCTGTTGGTTCAGTCTTAATATAAAATGGGAATCCACCAGAATCTATATTAAATTCATATTTCTTTCCACGTATTAAGAAAAGATCTGGATTATCTGCGTTTTCAGTAAAACCAATACTTACGGGGTCACCAGTTCCAGCAATAAATCTAAAGGTATCACTATTAAATTCTTCTACAGTAAATTTAGTAAATAATTCTGCTTCATTTCCAAGTAAAGTATTTGTTACAGTAACATTTGTAAATCCAACTGTTCCACCAGCAGAAATTTGACCTGCCAAAGATGTTGCCTTAATGTTACCAGTAACTGTCAAGTCACCATAAACATACTCTGCAGTCTGACCAATCGAAACTGGTCCAATAACATCAAGAGTATATGCAGGAATGTCAGAGTTGATACCAATTTTTTTGGTCAGAGTAGAACTCGTAAATACTGTTCCACCAACACCTACATCAAGACCAATATTAGAAGTAGTAACACCAGTGGTTACAAGTCTTTGGGCAGTAATTGTGGTACCAACGGCAAGATGTTTACTGACTTCAGTATCACCAATAATTACAAGTTTCTTGTCTGGTGTTGTAGTTCCAATACCGATTTTATCACTATCTGCGTCGGCATAGATTAAATTTTCATTGACTTGAATGCCATTTCTTATGACAAAATCCTTATCTACTGCCATTTATCTTGTTAATCAGGAATTATTATTTTTATTTATCAACTGATAACTCCGAAGGTTCTCCACTGATTGTTTGTTGTGTAGACCCAACCAACTGTTCCACTGTTCTCTGGATTTGCGTTGAAGACGATATCACCAGGAGTACCAGCCTCTGTTGGTATGGTTATACCTACAGTCAACTTTCTTGAAACTAGAGCATTACCTTGAATAAAGACACTGTTAGCTTCAATACCTTGGTCAGATGTGCTAGTAACTTTTTTGGTAAATTCTACAGGTCCATTGAACTGTGAAAGAATATTACCCTTATCACCACCATCAACTGTCATGCTCCTTTCAATTTTGAAGATGGAACCTTCAATATAGTTGAAATCGGATGCATCATCACGGACACCAGTAGAATAAGGGTCTTCACCAGTATATGTTTGAACTGGAGTATCGAACACCTGTTCTCTACCTGTATTAGAAGCAATTCTCTTATTACCAATGAAGAAGTCACCTCTATCATTCATACCAGTATAGTTGACAATACCACCGGCAATTGTTTGTGATTGTGCGTTAATCTGTTGAGATAGTGCAAGTCTCTTTGTCTGTTTTTCTGGGAATGCAGTCGAGTAGTTGCCAGGACCGTAACCAATATATTCAAAAGTATGACCAGATGCCCTGATGATTGAGTTTCTTCTAAATTCAACCGGGAAGAACTTAACCCGAGTAATAACTGAGCCTATCACATGAGTATTTGCAATAGAACCATATACACCTCTAAACACTTTAAGTTGTGTGGTTCCAATTACTCTACTCACAGTAGTTTTAATTCTCATCAACTCATCATTAACTCTAACAAAATCACCAATTCTGAAGTCATAATCAGTCATGTTATTGACATTGATAGTATCAGTTGTTTTACTAGTAATTGCAGAATTAAGTGTGGTCGAGATACCAGCATAGATTTGACTTTCTCTACCAGACAGTCTACCATTTCTTGCAATTAGGTCACCAAAGTTTCCAGAAGAACCAGATGGGAATAGTTGAATATTACCAGTAATTGGAGGAGTGACTGTAGCAATACCTACATCGAGAACTACTGTGGTCAATCCAATTTTATCAATACAAACAAACGAACCATTGTAGAATGTTTGACCTGCACCACTTACAATCACAGAATTATTAACTCTAAAGTTATTATTCAGTTTTGTCGTTATAGTTGCAATACCAACATCTTTGTTGTAAACAAACATTTCAATATCAAACGACGGTCCAATGACGGAGAAACCACCACCAGATACTTTGTCTGGGCCAAAACCTAATGTTGTAATACCAGGAGAACCCAGAACTGGAGTTACTTCAATTTGATTAGTATCTGAAATTGCAGAAATTCTATATGCTTGATTGTAATTTCTACCATCGTAATCATTGATACCTGTTATGGTAAGAGTATCTCCTCTGTTGTCATAAATTTTATTGACACTACCAGTAGCTGCACTGAATCCAGTTGTTGTTGCAATACCAACAACTCGGAATTCATCACCAGCAACAAATGCCGAACCACCATCCATAATCTGAATATCAATAATCTCACCAGCAGATGTACCATCAATAGTGACCAATGCAGTACCAAAATCACCAATCGAACCACTATTGATATTTTGAAGTTTTGCGTTATAGTAATACTGAATTGTATTTGTACCATCACCATACCCTGCACCAGGATTGTTGATGGTTGGAACAGTAATTCTATTCAATCCATGGTCATATTGAGTAAAGATTGTATATGCAGTTCCTACATTATTTGAAATGATTCCAGTAATTGCAACACCAACACCGGCTTGTTGGAACATATCCTCCATTGTTTCTCCGGTGATACTATTCTTAGGGTCATTAATCACAACTTCACCGAGGGTATTAGAAAGTGCATAACATGCAGCTGATGGTGCCTCAGTTACAGGGTTATCTCTATCTAACTGTGGATAATAGTTAGTGGCTGGTTGCGAGAAAGCATAATTGTCATTGTTGAATGGGAAGACTTTTGGTTCATTTGCTGAATTGATTATTGACAGGTGATAAACACCATCTTGTTCTCCGTTGATATACTCATTAATAGTTTGTACATCATATACATAGAAATCTTTTTCAAAGTTTCTCCGAGAAAATGTCGGAAGAGCAGTAGTTCTCTGTGAGGTATCATTAATAAATGTACCTGCAGAAAGAGGAATAGAATTTACAGTAAAGGTTTTTGCACTTGTAATTCCTGTAACTTCATATGTACCATTATAACCAGAGTTACCTGTACCAACTGTTGGGAACAAAGTACTTCTTACATTATTAATAATGACAGTCGAACCAATAGAAAGTCTGTGTGGTTTTTCTGTTGAGTAGTATGTAATTCCGGCTTTATAATCAACACCAGAGATGAAACTAAAGTTTCTCATTTGGGAGTCATTACTCATTGTCACAGAACCTGGATTAAATTCCAATGCAACTTCTGTATTAGTTGCTCCAGTAACATCACTCGATTCTTGAAGAACAAAACCATCCAGTGGTTGTCTTGCTGAAGAGACACCAGTATTTGCAGGAATGACAAATCTCAACTGATGAATTCTATCGTCAGATTGTCTAGAATCTTTCTGTCTGATTATATATGTTCTAGAAGTAATATTTCCAAGTCCACCACCATTTAGTTTAGAGAACAAATTATTCTCTGTTGATGCAGATGATACATTTACATACCATTGTGATTCATCAACATCGTATTGAACAGGATGTCCTACGTCACCAGGGTCTTTATCACTAACTCTACTCTCTACAATAAGAGTATCACCAAGATTGTTAATACCAACCTTATTACCAGCCAGAGAATCATTGAATGATTGTGCTAGTTGGATTTGATTTGGGGGTAAACCATCAACAACAGCAAAATAAACTCTATTACTCTCAAGACCATCAGGAAGTCTTCCATCATTTGAAATGGTTCTTACGGTCTCACCCTGTTTAAATTGATGGTCTTCAGTGAACATCAACGTAGAGTTTGTAATACTATTACCGGTAGAAACATTTCTTCCGATTCTGGCAAGCTTTCTTCCAGTTATTTTCTTTGTTGCATATGCAGTGTCGTCCATAACGACTTTTGCCCTGAAGACTTCAGTCTGTCCTCCTACTGGAATCACAACATTCAATGTCTCGTTATTATTTGCACCAAATCTATAACCATTAACTGTACTTGGTGGTAGTACATCTTGATTAGTATAATTATAGAGATACATTCTACTTGTATCTGCAACACCTACAGTCTTTGTAATATCGATTGAAGGATATTCAATCGTAGTAAATTGTGGTTTCAGTGATTGTGGTGGAATAACTTGTGTGATATACCCAACATCGTCTTGTGCGAATGCTAAATTTCTATAACCTCTAGAGATAAGTGCAGACTGTCCAAAGTTTGAGTTGGAGTTAGTAACAGAGAAGTCACCACCAGATTCTGTTAAGAATTGTTCTGCATAACCAATAGCAAAGATAGAAACCAACTGAATCAAAGAATTATTAGATGCCTTGATGTGGTAACTTGAATATTGCGGTTTGTATACTGCATTAATGTCTGTATGTAAATTTGCAATGACATTAGAATCATCAAATGAACCACTCGTAGGATTATATTTTACAAAAGCTCTATCATCAACTTGAAGACCAATTCCAGTGAATTGTGCAACAACCATTGATTTAAATCCATCCGCCTTACTGCCGTCGGCATGCATACCACACATGCCATAAATGGATCTCTGTGACACATTAAAGATGTATGGTGATGCACTAGTCACAGTATCAGAAGAAAGTTCTACAGAAGAACCTAGTGGGTTTGGTAGTGCGTTACCGGGAGGAACTGGAACTTCATATGTAAATTCAGTAACTCCATTTGCATCAGTGTCTAATACTTGAGTTACGAGATATGTACCGTTATATCTTGTATCGGTTACATTATTGATAATAACATTAGTATCAACATTTAGACCAAAAATACCATTAGAAAGTTTAACATTAACATTTACAGATGATGTTACACCATCACCAGCCTTGATACTATTGATACCGACTGAACCAGATACTGGTCCAACAATACGGTACTCATCAATTTTGGGTTGAATATCTACACCTGCATTTGGATAATCGGGTTCAATCTCTCTTCCACTTGCAGAACCATATGCAATACCAATTTTCTCATAATACATGTCTAGATCAGTACGATCTGTAACATAGTTAATGAAATCATCATTAATGTTTACATTGTTCTTACCATCTGCATACTCAAAACACGTAAGTTTGTGATGAGAGAATGTTGGTTTGAATGTAGAAGGACTGTAATCTTTATATGCAGGTCTCTGTGTATCTGCGTCTTTTGTCGTAAACTGGAACATGTAACATCCACCAGTCAATCTAAAGATTGCGGATCTTTCGATTAAATTGTTTTCTGGATTAGGAACATAGATTGGTCTGATAACAGTCTTTCTTAAATCCTGACCAATAATGGACACACCTCTGGGGATAATGACTCCACCATGAATACTATTCAATTTGTAAAGAATGTTATTGCCGTCTACAATATCAAAGTTTGATGTATTACTGAACGACTGAAAATCATTCGAGTTAACACCACTTCTCAACAAATAAGTACCTGACCCAGTTGGAATCCAACCTGGTCTGTTATCAATGTAATGTGTACCAGGAAACAGATAGATTGAAGTTTTCTCAAATCTATCATTATCAAGACCTACCTGATATGAAAATCTAGATGCTTCAATTAATGCCCTTTGTAGAGTTTTAAATGGTCGAGCAATTGAGTTCCCTTGGTTCTCAATACCATCTGTTGCATCCAAATTACTTGGGTCAACATATAAAATATTTCCCTTTACGTTCTTTAAGAAATTGTCAAGTCTGCTTAAGGGCATCTTTCTTGCACTTCTAAATCTATTATTAGATATTTATTACATAAAAAAAACCACCCAGAATACTGGATGGTTGATTACCACAGAGTGGCACTAATTCACACAGAAGGAACTTACATCATATCATGGATTGATATCAGTGTCAAGTAAATATTCTACAGTATTTGCCACATCATTCATAGCATCTCTTAAATCTTCTTGACCTCCAGAATGTTGGTCATTTGAATCTATATCAGAGACAAGAGACCATCTCCATTCTCTCATAGGTTCACTGAACCAAACATTGATAATCATTCTACTCCTTTATTTTATATAGGAATCTTTATAATGTTCTCTCTAATCTATTTGTTGCTTGGTCAGGAAAGTCTCTCGGGCGACTATCAGTTGCATTATCAGTTCTGGGTGAACCTTCGTTTGCCTTCATTGTATGCTGGTAGTTGATTCTCTTGTATCTAATACAGAATGGATCGGGCATCCAGTATGTTACTTGCCAATTAATTGATGAGTTTAACTCTAGATGTTTTTCTACAGAATGGTTGAAGATACCAATCTGAATATATCCATCATGAGTAACACATCTACCATTACCAATATCAACCACAAATAATTGTTTCATTCCTCCGACCAAGTAGGAGGATGAAGCACACAGTACTCATTAAAGGTAATTTTCATCTCCTTTTGAGTTAAGTTGCAGTTCTTTGCTGCCTTTGGAAGATTCCATTTGGCAGAGAACAACATTTCCATAGACTGACGGGTTTCTGGTCTCATATTCGTAACAGTTTAGAATTTCTTCGTAAAGGTCTGGGCAGTTCATTCTGCAGAAGTAACCAAAGGTTCTGCATAAACAATGTCGTCTTCCTTGATCAATGCACGCACCAACTCAAGAACATTCATAAACTGCTCTACATGTTCACAATCAACGACTTGACTATTACCTTCTGTCGAGTAAAGATAGAACTTACGAAGACTTGTATCCACCACAACACGGGTCAAAAAGTCTTGGTCTTCTTCTTCTTCTTCTTCTTGTGGTTTGTAGGTCATTGAACTCCTGTCTACTCTAGTAGTATAACGGTTCTTGGTATCTGGGTCAAGTGGGGGTGTGCTACTTCTTCTTCTGTCCTCTGACATCATAGTCATACCCAGAGATGGAGAACTGATCAGAACTTCCTGGATACTTGGCAGGTGTCTCTCCCTCATACTCAACAATCAATGGTTCTCCATCAATTCTTTGTGCAGTAATCGTATAGAAACACTCAATAGGACCACCCAGATTGTTTCTAATCTGTATTCTCTTACCCCATTCGATTGACTCAACAAAGAGTTCTTGATAACAACCAATTGGAGTTAGATTGACACTGATGGATTCAGGATCAACCAATCCTTGCCAGTATGTAGGACAGGTGATCGTAGTTCCTTTACACTTTCCTCGAATATAAACACCAGCCTCTGGACCCTCCATACAGATGTGTCTCAGTCTATGACCATCTTTGTTAGGATGTTTAATATCAAATCCTTTCCAAGATTGGACATTAATGTTCCCAGAAAATGTAGGAGCAGTTACAGTACCAGAGAAAGTTGCAGTGGCACCAGTCAGGTTTGCATTGACCTGGAGTTGATCAATTTGTGCTGTCGCATGATAATACGGTGGACACTGAGGTTTTGAATATGGGTTTGGAGTGGGAGTTTCTGCGTAATTATTAAAAGCCTTTTGAATATACGAGAAATTACCTGATGGTAATCCTGTGGCTTGACCATCTGAACAATCTTGTTTTCCTGGTGAACCTGGTTTAAATGGACCAAATAATGAGTCTGTCATGATTTAATATCGTAATGGTATCCTACAATTGAGTATTGATCGTTATTTCCTGGATAATCTGCAGGTGTCTCACCTGGATATTCAGGTATCAAACTTTCCCCATCTTTTCTCTCTGCATAAGCATGATAGAAACAGTGGATTGGAACATCAGATCGTGATTGAAGATAAATCTTATCTTCGTCAATTTTTTTCACGATGATGTCTTGATGATCACCTATTGGTGTCAAACTGACTGTAATAGATTCTCGATGAACAAAATCCTTCCAGTATGTAGGAAGGTCAATATAATCTTTATTCTTTAGTGTTCCTCTAAAGTATACATCATTGGTGGGCCCTTCTGGACAAGTATGTCTCAACCTCCAACCTTCTTTTGAAGGGTGAACAATATCAAAGTTCTTCTTCAAAGATAGAATATGAACTCCACAATTAGAAATAATTTCACCTTGTGCTGCTACGTGTTGACCAACAACAACTGAAGCATTGGTATTCACCATACCCATCAAAGCGGTTGAACCAACAACAGCCAAAGAGAATGGATTAGATGGTGGTCCATAACAAAACCCACCAGGGATTAACGGAGGAGTTGATTCTGGATTGATCAGAGGACCAATCATTGATGATGCCCATACATTAGGGAAAGTTGGAGTTCCTGTAATCGTAGGGCCCTGCATATAACCAGACCCACGGATTTCTGCTGGTCCTCTACCCAGACATTCTGGGTTTCCTAGTCCAACAAATAATCGTTTACCAACATTTAAGTCAGGTACCTTCATGATTTGTTCTTTCCTTCTGTCTTAAGTCTTGGGACATCCTTTCGTTCACCATATACATGGTAATAACAGTCAATAGGAACACCTGGATTTGAATCGAGTATGACTTGATTATCCTGAATACCTTTCACAATAATACTTTGTGCCATACCGATAGGTGTAATTGATACCGTAATAGAAAGTTCTTCTACAAGGTCTCTCCACACCTCAGGTAGTTCAATTCTATCGTGACCTCTCAATCTACCTCTATAGTATACACCATGCTCAGGACCATGTAAAGAGGAGTACTCAAGTTTTTTTCCTTTCTTTTGTGGATGTGGAATATTTAAAGTCATTATCCTACTGGTAGATTTTGTATTTCATTTGTTGATGGAAGAATTGAACCTTTGATTGATGTTGCACCATCTGCACAATCAATAAATCCACCATACATATTTAAGATTGCATTTCCGATAAGTTCGACTGTCTTCTCTGAAAATACTCTAGTCGATACTTTAGACGAGACATCAATAGTCTGTGCTCTCATAAGTATCTTTTCATTGGCGTCAATCGTTATAACACCATTTTGGCCATCAGCACCAGAAGCAATCAAATCAATATTGACTCCTTCTATTCGAACTCTTCCACTCGGAGCTCTTAGAACTAAATCACCACTAACAGCTTCAACATATACACCAGGTATATCTTTACCAACATTATCACCCGATCTTACTTGAAATGATCCAGGAGAACGACAAATAGTTCCATATTTACGAGAATCTGAACCAGAGGAATCCAGTGTAATATAATGATTTTTTACTCTTCCATTTCTGAGTAGAACCGCAGAGAGAGTATTATCCTGAGTAAGGTGACCAAATTTTATTTCACCATCTGATGTACCATATCTAACAGTATGATAATTTTCCAACTTTGCCATTAAATCTTACCTACACAATCAATAACAGTTACAATCTTATCCTGCAATGTGGGTTCCTTAAGTTCATCATTGCCAATTCTATCTATACAAAGTTTTGGTCGTAATATTGCATTGTAACCTGTTTCGGACTGAATGTAAAGTTTTGGATACTCAGTAAATCCTTCACCACTTACAGTTACCTTAACCGAAACTACTCTTCCCTGTTGATCAAATTTAGGTTCTGCAACCGCACCAATATCTGGGGTAATAATTATTTTATCCTCAGGAGAATAATTAATACCACTTTCATCAATAAAGACTTCGCAAAGATATAAAATAACAGGATAAGAACCAGTTGAAGAAGTTGGAAAATCTCCTGAAGATCTTTGATAATCAGGTTTAGGAGTAGTAAAGATACCGGGGGATTTTACAATATAAGGATTTCCACCGAAAATTATTTCGCCACCACCCTGACCACCATCATCATCAGTAATACCAGGAACAACAGCACCACCAGGACCATCACCCTGACCAGGAGTAGTGATGGTACCTCCAGGTCCAATACCAGGACCATCACCCGGGCCAGGAGTAATGATAGGTCCAGTACCCGGAATAACTCCAGGTATTAATACTATAATATTTTCAGCATCACTACCTAGTTGTGGTTCTGTTGTAATGACAGTATTTGGTGGAGTAATTACAGTAATATTTGGTACAACAGAAACTAATTGTCCAGGTGGTATAGGTAACCAAGTACCATCGGGATAATTTATAACAGTGTCTTCGGGGTCAGCCCAAGTATATTCATTACCACCTCTACTTCCATCAGGTGCATTAAGATAACCAGTTCCAGATTCTATAATTTCAATATCAACAATACCACCAGTTTGTTGATTACCTTGATCATCAACATAGTCACTTATTATGGGTCTAAAGTAAGCTGCTTTACCCTTACCACAATTGTCATATACTTTACCGTAAGAGTCATTATCGTATCCAGAACCAAAATTTATCATATCAATTCCAATAACTTCACCCAAAGAACCAATAATCAGATTACCTGCGGCACCAACTCCAGACCCAAAGAATTGTGCTTCAGGTGGTCCACATAATACGGGTCCAATGTCACAACCAGTCTGATTAAATACATCATCAAAATTAATATCTAAAGCATTATCAATATTATTTCCTGCACTATCTATAGAATTTTGAATTGATGCCGAAACATTTTTTGACTTACTGATAATAGACTCAATATCTCCGGTAAATGACTTACTAGCACCACTCAAAATATTCCACTCGTCAACAAAAGAACACCGTGGTTTTTCTTCACAACTTAAGAATGAAAGTACATCTTTAATGATACCCAGAATCTCTCCAACAATACCAACAGTCTGACCGACTAGTGCAGTAACTGTTGACAATGCCCCATTTATGATATCTGATATCCCACCGATAAGGTTTCCTAAAATATTACCAATTAAGTTCTCTACTAGACACTCTACACCATTAATAACTTTATTCGCAGCATCTAAAAGAAAATTACCGATCAAAGGTAATAATTCACCAATCAACTTTCTAAAGAGACATGCAATCAAATCATTAATATTCTCTACTGCAACTTTAAGTTCAGGTCTTTCATTTGGAAACAAAAGAAAATATGTTTTTTTAAGAACATCGTTAGTAGTCTTAATGACAAATTTTTGAATTTCTGTAAAAATCCACTTTATTCCACTAGCAACAAGTTCTGATGCCTTTGTAAGTGCTCTATTAATTTTATCTTGAATATCTCCAATTTGATTGTTTACAGCATTACTATAATCATAAATTGATTTTTGAATTTTTTGAATTTCTACAACAATATTTTGTATTTCTTTTTGTATTCTACCTAAAGGTATTGGTTCACAATCGGATGATACTGCGAGTGGGACAGTTGGTTCATCTGCACAAGCTGTTGAAGATACATCAATAAGAGAAGAAGAAGTAGAACAAGATTCATTCCAAATAATAGGAGTTCCATTATTATTCTGATCAGAAACAAAAATGTTTCCACCATTCTCTTCAGTTGCAAATGGATCAACTAATTCACCAATTGGTCCCAACAATTGAGAATAATAAGCTACAAAATCGGGGTTTGTATTAAAATTATATCCACTTATATTGTCATATCTTGCTGTACCTACTCTATTTTTTACGATTCTCTGGTATTCCGTTCTTCCGAGTACTGCAGAAATAATCGGTATCTGTCCTTCTTCTCCATCAAGAAAATATCCACGAACAAAATCACCTTGTGCAAGATTTGCGGATTGTGATGAGGATCTACCCCCACTTCCTGCAGTTACTGGATATTCAACAGAAGCCCAGGCTAATTCTTCATCTTTAACTTCTTCAGTATCAAAAGGGGTAAATGAAATCATTGCAACACGATATCTTTCACCAA